TGAAAGTATTGTCCTTTCTTTCTAGTCAACCATGGATCACCATTCAACCCTACCACTAGGTAGTTTGATAGATCTTTTGCTCGTTCAAAATAACTTATGTGACCACTGTGGATGGGATCAAACCCACCCGTGACCAAACTCACTTTTTCAAAAAACATTATGCCTTAGGATATAATCTATCTATCTTCTCTTTTTGAATACGTTTTTTATTTCTTCTTGCTTCTATTGCTTCATCGTACCAAACAACTGGCCAACTATTCGAGGGGTGATACAGTGCATATGCAAATTTAGGATTATGCTTAAGACTTAGTACATCCAATAACATTGGAAGTCTCCCTTTACCAGTTGCTCCATAGAATTTCATGCTACGATCCCGTGTTTTTCTCTGAGTATTTTCTTATAAGGTAACCCCTGATCGTTGTACTCTTTTACTAGCATCAGTTTCTCATACAAATCATTGCATTTGTCTTCTGATTTTCTACATTTCCAAAGAGCAGTTACAATGTAATCAAACTCTTCTTTATCAATAGGTAAATCCATACTGTATAGGGGTAATGAACTACTACAAGGCAGTTGTTCTGTGTGCTCTTATTATACCATCAAGTAAAAAAACTTTCAAGAGTTGCATGTCTCTCAACAGACCATCCAATAGCATCTAATACTGCCTTTAGTGGTTCAACAAATGATTTGTCAAACATCAAAGTATAATCGATGTACTGATTGAGTCCTAATTCTGTAGGCAACTCACCCATAAAAGAGATAACATTTTCTCTGATAGGGTTTGGTTTTGAAAGGTAACAAAATTTTATTTTGTCGCCATTGTTTATACAACTATATTTAGATTCCAACACATTCTTCTTAATGTAGTGATTGTGTAGTAAAGCACCCCTCACATGGATAGGTGTACCTTTAGAATAGATGGAAAAATTACTATGATATTTGTCTACATTGTTGCAAGATCTAGGAAAGGCAATGAGACTTGCTTCCATCTGATTGAATTTCTTACGCATATCTGCGATATAATCTATCACGTTATCCTCTGTACCACTCATGATAATTCTTAATGCTTCTTTAATCATCTGTCTACATGGAGCAGGGGTAGAAGACTTGACTGCTTCTATTCCCATGATCTTCAACTTAGGTTCTGCAAACCTCACACCTTCTATGTCCCATGCATTTAGAATGTATCTTTTTTTCGCTGTCCATATACCTCTCTCTGCTATCGTCTCACGTTTCATAAACATTTTTTGTTCAAAGGCATTGACGTACGTGGCCAACGCTTCGTAAGAACTCGAAATATACCTCTCAAATTCCACTTCACAGATCTTATCAAGGAACCCAACAATGCTCTCAGTAGTCTTCTCTCGTTCCTTGTATATAACCTCGACCAGAGGACCCATATTGAGATAAATGGAATCGGTATCAGAAGCAATGACATAATCAACCTCGTTAGTTTTTAAAATTTTGTTCATGTATTTGTTCATTCTATTCTCAATCCAGCGAATAGAGAACTGACCGCCTAGCGTTATTGCTTCAGCGTTCTCTAACTTATAATAGCGAAAGTAATTATTACCTATCGCACCATAAGCAGAGTTCAATTGTATCTTCTTTGCCATCTGTATATTATTACATCTAGATATTTCTCTTTCTAAGTCTTTAGTAGGATTCTTCTCGTATGCTTTCTTTGCTTTGATCATCTTCTTCTTGAAGACAACACGTTCACTGTATATCTTGTCCATCAATTTAGGTAGGAACCCTTGTTTCTCTGTAGTAAACATGGCACCATTAGGACACACAGTCACACCATCTAAACCAGATAGATCTACCTCTTCATTCAGTAACTTATCAACACTTACATTAGGATATCTCTCATCCAGAAGAGTCTCTGGAGATATATTGTACTGCATAATAAGATGAGGATATAGACTATTGAGGTCAAAAGAAACAACCCAGTCGTAGATACCAGGTATAGGTTCTTTGACATACGCTCCTGCATACTTTTCGCTTTTAGATTCATCTTTCTTAGGTGGTATTACAATGCCCTTTCGTTTAAGGTCATTGTATATTATCATATCCCACATTCTAACCTGATAAAACACATCTGTAAAGTTTACCTTGGCATCATATGCCATAGTTACAGCAAGTTCAATCAACTTCATCTTCTCCTCTAGGGAGTCAACAAGTCTAACGTCTTGGATGTTGTAGTCTACAAACTTATTCCATGCTTTAGTATAAAAATCTTTGAAGGTGTCAAACTCTGAGTGATCTAACTTTTTCTGACCCAGTTCTACTTCACCAATGTAGTCTAGTTTGTATGACTCCTGTGCTTTATATGTAAACTTACGATACAGGTCAAGGTAATCCAGTACAGTTACACCACCAATATCATATACAGTATGTGCTCTACCCTGTAGATAAATTTCTTCATTAGTTACTAGACCCCATGGTGATAATTTTTTACATGACTTCTCACCTAGAACTCTAGTAATTCTCTTAGCAAGATATGCTATATCATATAACTGACAGTTCCATCCTGTCACAACTTCTGGTGGATTTGCTGACCAGTATGTTATAAAATGCTGGAGCATATCATACTCATCATTACACTGTACATACTTGACCATTGGGTCATTGTGATGGTAAGGACCTACACCAAATGTAAGTATTCTTTTAGTAGCATAGTCCTGTAATGTAATACAAAGCATCTCCTCATCACATGCCTGTACTGTAGGAAATCCCTTCTCTGACTTGACTTCAATATCAATCGTTACAAGTTTGATCTTATTGATGTCAAATGTTATTTCTTTCTCTGGGTATTTGTCAGAGATATATTGATAGATGTATCTGTTGTTTCCAAATATTTCAAATCCTTTTACCTCACCATGTGTTCTATAAAACTCTCTACAGTCTCTTACAGAACCAGGTTTGACACTCTGTACATATTTGCCATCTAATGTTTTATATTTTGTCCTCTTCTTGCTTGGCACAAAAAGTGTAGGATTATATTTCTCTCTAGTTGTGAACGACTTGCCATCCTCATATCCACGGACAAGAAAATCATTCCCGACCATCTGGACGTTAGTGTAATATCTCATGCAGACATAATAGCACGTTCACGTTCCCTAAACAACCTAACAAAATTATCAAACATATATTGTATATCTTCTTTGCTCATGTATGGTGATGGCATGTTAAGATATGTGCCTTGTTCATCATTCCTCATCTCTACAATAAGGTCTTTGTCAACAAAACCTGCCTCGACACACATATCTCTCATAGGTGTGCCATGGTATGGTGTGTAGATGAATGCATTTGTGTCATCACAGTGTAATTGTGCTGCCAACTCTACAGATTTCATACACTGCTCCATAGTCTCATATGGATATCCAATAATAAAATTGCATGTGGTAGAAAGACCTGCATCATTTGCAATTCCAAATGCTTCTATCGCTCTTTCATTATCATATATCCTACCAATAACATCTTTACGAAATTGTGGGTCACCATGCTCTACACCCATATTCAATTTCACACATCCTAACTCCTTGAGTGTCTTTGCTTGGTATGCTGTCAACAACTCTGGACGTGTTTGTGTAAAGAAAGGTAATTTGTATTTACTATACATCGTTGCCCATTTGTCAAACTCTTTCTTTGACATAGTAAGAAAAGTATCTGTCAATATCCACAACACTTCTATCTTGTGATGATCTATTAGATGCTTCAACTCCTCCTCTTGGTGCTCTACAGTCCTTTTTCTAAAGAATAAACTATCAGTCTCCTCCTTATACAACCCCGCATTAGATGGTGAGTTACAAAACTTACACTTGAATGGACATCCACGCTGTGTTTCTGACACACCTATCTTGATAATCTTACCTTGGAACGGTCTGTACAACGATTTTGGTGGAAATATATCGTGATCAGTAACTGGTAAGGTGTTCACATTTATTGCAGGTCTCATCTGATTAGGATGTACGTTCATCAGGTGATGTCCTGTCTTCCCTTCGTTGAGTAGATCCATCAACTCTGGTAAAGCTTCATCACCCTCACCTCTCAGAATATAATCACACTTACCTTCAAATGCTTGCGGATAATATGTGCAAAAGACACCACCACAGATACTAATAAACTTCTGATCTGTGATCTGATCCATAAATTTCTGCCACAGATAGTATGTGTCCTCTACAACAGATGATATGATGACATCTGGTTTATATTCAATTACTTTATTTCTCCATGCCACATACATACTCTCATTTTCTAGACTAAGATCTATATCTTCTCTCTCCCATTTGTATTCTGGGAACATCTGTCTCTTTTCTCTTTCTCTATCTCTATCGGGACGTGCAAATACTGCATCTTCATCCACTGGATACCATGTGGCATCAAATAAGTCTATGTCATTATACCCTGCTCTCTTGAGACATGCTGTTAGTATTGCGATACCACCAGGTGGTGTCACCCTCATGTGCTGATTAGGATATAACCAAAGTATTCTAAGACTTTTCTGTGACATTGGTAGCAGTCAATGCTTGATACTTATCTAATTGTGCTTTATCTGGTTCTAATATGGTAAGAAAACTATCGGAACTCATCATCATCTCACGTTGTAGAGAACATGCTGGCCATGATTCAAGATATTCACCCTTTACCTCAAATGGATCTGTTAGTTTGCAATCTGGTTCGCCAGGAACTACTGCTGCAACTTCTTCCAATCTAGCAATAAGACTTATTGCAGGTGCTTTTAGTATTATAACTTTTATCATAATAAAGATAAACTTTTATTCTTCAATGATAGCATAGAACTACGTACTTTGTCTATGTACCCACTGTTACGTAATTCTTTGAACACAAGATTTTCAAAACCATACTCACCATATTGATCTAGTGATGATGCTCTTGCCATCCTCAATTTATTTACAATCGACTTCAATGCTTCTGGTTTCTCTGATTTTATTAGTGTGTCTATCTTATTCTTAAGGTTATTTGTTTTCTTTTCTAGTTCATTCTCATCAAAGTCATCCTCAAACTTTGTTGGTTCCTGTATCCAATATCCTTTCAATACACTGTATACACCTTGACACTTCTTACGTGTTATACCAGGTCTTTCAATATATGGTTCTACTGGAACACCATATATCTTTACATCATGAGTCAATTCCCATAATGTTTTCTTATCCATGTAGTAGTCATCAAGAAATAAAGGATCGCACTTTGGAATATAATTTGTATCTACGACTAAATGCACATCAATATCAGAATATTTTGTGTAGTTATACCC